CAACTGCCAAAAAGACGACGACCCCAGCACGCCAAATCATATGCAACCAAACGAATCAAAACACTCAGGTCAAACCCATCAAGGACGGGAAGCTCAGGCTTCTTGGGCTGATCGGCTAAACGTCGCCTGTTCTGTGTTCGATGCCAGCACAACCGCACGAGAAGAAATAAGTTCAGCGTCGCTGAAACCCAGAGGACACTACCTAGGATTTTGTTTGCTGTGGATAACCCTGACAACGATAGCAACAGTGGAAGCGCCAGAGTCCACGCTCCTGCTATGGCTTTGGCGAGCGTCGTTCGTGCTGCCTCAGATTGGGTGGATATCCATTCCTCTACTGGTTGGGTGGGGAGATTCATATTCTTCAAATTCTCTAGCGAACAGCGGAATTCGTTCCTGAAATAACACGCGCATTATGCGAACGCGCCAGGGCGCGGGAGTTATTTTTCCACCGTTTGACTTTCGCCTAACGATTGTTAGTGTCGCGCCGTGGAGAACACGGACGCGGCAGCGCGAAATATATACCGGGCATTGCGCCATGACCGGCACGCAATCGAGAGCTTGCGTGCGGAATCGCGCGCGCTTGCGCTGGCGATTGCCACGGACGGCAACGCATCGGCCACGATTACAAGCTCCACGGTCAACGGCCAATCCTTCGCCATGACGCAGGGATTCACGCCGGCGCAGCGGCTTGCCGTGCTGTCCCGAGTGGTGCAGTGGTATGACAATGGCGGACCTCCGTCACGGACAGTAATCACCGCGTTATGAGCACGAGCACGATTCTTGACCAATACGGCAACCCCTGGAAGTTCGCGCACGCGGCAGACACTAGGCGCACACGCGGGCCGCAATTCCCGACGCGCACCGGCGACTTTGACGCGCTCATCCCGTCCAGTGATCTAACGACTCTGCGGAGCTTGTCGAATCGGCTTTACACCAACATGGGGATTCCCCGCGCGGCGATCAATCAAAAGGCTGATTATGCCGTCGGCTCAGCATTCCTGCCGAAATACACCGGGCCATCGGACTTCGATGACGGCAGGCAGATTGCCGCTTTCCTGCAAAAATCATGGTTTCCCAGGTGCGATGTTAGAGGAGGCATTTATGATTGGTGGAAGCTGTTGGAACTTTCCAGCATCGCCATAGACCGCGACGGCGATGTATTCTGGCTGTTGGTCCGCGGTTCCGATGGATACCCGCGAATCCAACAAATCCCGGCTCACCGCGTTGGAAACGGCGGCGATTATGGCACTGTCACAAGCGGGAAGTGGAAAGGCAGAAAGATAGTTGACGGCGTGATTCAAACCGGCGAGGGCCGCGCGCTTGCATACCGGATTTTGACCGGCGAAGACATGCGAACGCCGGTTGACATCGACGCGCAATCCGTAATCCATATTCTTGACCCGACAGCCGCGCGGCAGTCGCGCGGGCTTCCGGCGTTTACCCACGCGCTCGAGGACCTCCGCGCGTGCATCGCGAGCACGGCAGACGAACGAATCCGGCAGCAAATCATTTCGCGGCTGCATCTAACGGTTTTCAATGACTCCGGCGGTCCAGATACCGACGATCCATTTATCACCATGACGCAATCAACAGGCGATTGTCAGTCGCTTGTGACGATGGAGGAAATCCCTGGTGGCATCCGCTATTTCAAGGCCGGCGGCAACGAGCGGATGGAGCAGATGAAGCAAGACAACCCCGGGGATGTATGGGAGGCGTTCCAGGATCGAATGATTCGGATGGCGATTGCCGGCGTGGGCTGGAGTTATTCTTTGGTCTGGAAACCGGCCGGCCAAGGCACCGCGGAGCGCGCCGAGGTGTTGAAGGCTCGCCGCGCAATCTCACGGCGCCAACGCGACCTAGCGCACGCCGCTCGCCGCGCCTTGGCGTGGGCTTATTCGGTTTTCGTGGAACAAGGAAAAGTGCCGCTTCTTGATCATCCTTTCGCTTGGGAGTTTTCGAGTCCGCCGCGGCTATCGGTTGACGATGGGCGGGAATCGAAAATGGAGATTGAGGAATGGCGCTCAGGCTTGCGGAATCTCAGCGAGATCACGGAAGCAAGAGGCATCACGGAAGATGAATTTTATATGATTCGCGCGCATTCGGTAGCAAAGCGCAAGGTTGCAGCGCGTGACATCGGCAAGGAATACGGGGTGGAAATCACGCCAATTGAAATGGCGATGACTCACCCCAACGAGCTTTTCGCAACCGTCCAGGAAAAGAAGGTTGATCTCGAAGAGGAACAAATGGACCAAGACACAACCATCAACGACGATGAAGATTCTAACGATTGAGAACAAGACCGGGCGCGTCAAACTTGACGATACCGTTGACGAATACAGCCGGCGCGAACTGGCGAAGGAAATGGCCAAGGTGTTCGGCGCGGAAGCGTTCAAGAACCCTGAGTTCACCAACCTAACCAACGCATCCGAGAACCAGATTGACCGCTTGGAAATCGAGATAAACTCACCCGGCGGGAGCGTGTTCGACGGCTTGCTGATCGTCAACGAACTGCGGGCCATGTCGGCGCGTGGCGTGCGCACCGTGGCGATCGTGAATGTCCTAGCCGCCAGCATGGGCAGTGTCATCGCGGCAAGCTGTGACGAATGCCTAATCGCGGAGAACGGCCGGATGATGATTCACGATGTTTCCGCCGGCGCGTGGGGAACGGCGAAAGAACTAACCCGCATGGCCGAATTGTGCGAAGGCATGTCTAACGAAATCGCGGCGATCTACGCAAAGAAAACCGGCGGGAAAGTGGAAGATATGCGCGCGCTCATGCTCGACGAGACTTGGATGGACGCTGAAAAGTGTATCTCTTTGGGATTCGCGGATGGGCTGTTTGACTTTCGCGCGGCAGCTAGCAATATAACTCCCGTGAACTATCTGCAACGACTTACGCAACCATCGGCGCCGGAATCCCTCGAGCGGATTTCCGAGCTTGAAGCAACCATTGCCGACCGTGACGCGGCAGCCGCTACCATGTCGGCTCGCATCGCCGAATTGGAAGCGGCAGCACAAGAGGCGATCACTGATCGAGCGCTGCTTTGCGAGCAACTCGACAAGGCGAAGGAAAACCTCGCGACCTCTCACGCCTATTCCGCAAAGCTGGAATCCGACCTCGCTGCCGCAGAAGCCGCTATCGCCGCGATCAAAGCAGAAGCCGACGCCGCGGCCGCCAAGCACGCTGAGGAAGTCGCCGCGGCCGAGGCGGGGGCTGCCGCTAAAGCAGTTGAAATCGCCGCCACGGCTGGCTTTGAAAAGCCTATTGAAATCGACGGCAGCGAAGCGAACAAGGCAAAAACAATCACCAGAGCGGAACTCAAAAAGATGAAACCTTTCGAGATTTCGGCATTTTTCAAATCGGGCGGGAAGATTTCCGACTGATCTAACCACAACCAACCAACCAACGACCAAACAACTTTATGGGAGCACCAACTAACAACAACACGCTAACCAACCTCATTCCCGATGTTTACGCCGCGCTCGATGTAGTCGCGCGCGAGCTTGTCGGATTCATCCCCGCAGTTACCCGCGACATGACCGCTGACCGCGTGGCGGTCGGGCAGACATTGCGCGTGCCGCAGACGGCAGCCAATACCGCAGGCCGCGACATCGTACCGGCCATGGCGATGGCAACCGCCGCCAACCAGACCATCGGCAATTCGCCGTTGACTCTAACCAAGTCGCGCGCGTTCCCGTTCTCTTGGTCTTGGGAGGACCGTTACGCGGTGGATCAGGGACCAGGCGCCTTGACTCTGAACCAGCAGCAAATCGCGCAAGCGATCCGCGCCGCGGTGAATGAAATCGAATATGATTTGGCATACGAAATCTACCGCAATTCCAGCCGGAATGCCGCGGTTGCTGATACCTCGGTCTTCAAGACCAACCTTGCCGACCTTGCGAACCAGAAGAAGATTCTGGACGACAACGGCGCGCCGATGAGCGAGCGGGCATTTATCATGTCCACCACCTGCGGCGCGGCGATGCGTGCTCTCACGCAGCTTTCAAGCGTTGATTCATCCGGCGATGCGAACCTGCTCCGGCAAGGCGTTCTCGGAAACATCTACGGATTCCAGATTCGCGAATCCGCACAGATTCAAAGCCCAGCAATCGGAACCACTGCGAACGCGGTCCTTGCCAGCACGGCAACCACCGTTGGGCAAACGACCTTCACGCTCAAAAACGCCGGCACAGGAACCCTCGTTGTTGGCGATGTTGTCACTATCGGCACAGGCGATCCTAACCGCTATGTCGTGACGGCATCGACAGCGACTACCACGGTCGCGGCTGCCACCTTCAGCATCGCAGCCCCAGGCCTTCGCGTGGCGCAAGGCGCCGCGGAGCACGCCGTTACCGTCATTGCACAAGG